TCCCTCCTTGCAAACCCTCACAAATTGGATTAACAAATTTGGCGTATATTTGAAGGTTGACTACGCTCGAAGTAGTAGTAGAAAGAGTGCCTATATATCGCGCAGTCACAGCCACTCTCCACGTTCTGTGAGAGGCAGCAATTTTGTCGGTTGAGTAGGGTGAAATATATGGGAGGTCCATCTCGAGAGCTTGATTGCGATTAAGATCAAGAATCATGGGACGTTGTTGAGCTAAAGCTTGAGGGCTTGTAGAAGTAGTAGTATCTCCCAAATCATAATAAGGTTGTTGACAAACCCAAATGACTCCATATTGCATAGGGTTAGAAACCAACTGTATGCGGATTTTTACATCCGCTTTGATGTACTTGAATGCTGAAAGGTATTTAGCAATAATTGGTACAGCAAGCAATGAACTCTGAGGATTAACGTAGACATTGCTGCCGACGGCAATGACGCCGTCAACTATTTTAAATTCTCTGGTTAATATGGCCTTAGGAGTCTGATCAGGATAGGGATCAATTCTAAAAGTAAGTTGTTTACTGGTAGACTCGTGGCCAACCTCTTCAACAGTGGTTGTTGTTGTTAGATTGTTTGTCTCTGAGCTCTCTGAAAGAGCATGAATAATTGGTGTTGTTGTGGCAGTCTCATTTCTGATAAAGGAAAAGCACAGGACTGGATGCTAATCCATCAGCGTGTGACAAGGGACTTCTCGAAAAGCCGTCACTTCCTGAATCTCGACCGGTGATACGAGCATTATTCCTGTCGTCGAGAAACGGTTGCGTTTTACGCCAGCCCAAGGCGAGGTTAAATTAAATTAAAATGAAAAGTTGGCCTTAAGAGCCAACTCTGCTTTTTCTGCATCTTCATGCAGTTTAAGAAATTCTGGATCATCTCCATGCCATCTTCGAACATGCTGACTAATCCAATAATTATAAGGCATAATTTGTGGGATCTTAAGTCTTTCAGTCTTAGAGGCGGTCATAACGAGCTGTTTCAATTCATCATAATAAGTCTCACCCCAAAGAGCAGCTTCTTCAAAAGCTAAATTGAATCTGATCCTTCTGATTTCTGCTTGAGTCATTCCAGCAATTTTCTTAGGAGAATATACCAGAAGACCATGAATAGCAGTTTTTCTAAGAGCACCAATGACAATTCTTTGTTTAGTTGTAGGTATAGTCATAAAAGTGAAATGGCGTCCAAGAAAGTCAGGCATTTTTGCCATACAAAATTCTTCTAAAGGTCCTCCTTTCTCAGAAGCAGAAGGAGTAATCTTCATTCCCCATTTCTCTAAAAAGGTTTTAGCTATAGTCTTCTGGGTGAAGAATTCTTTGGCTTTATCACTTACAGAACCAGTTCCATCATCGCCTAGTGCAATATGTTCTACGTGGTCGTAATAATGCCAGTCAGATGAGGGCCGGTTCTCTTCAAAAGAGATTTTGGTGCCTGCGCTGACTACCCAAGTATTGTAATCAGCAGTCAATAGATGTCCAGATGAATGGCCGCGAGTAACAAACCACAAATCTCCATCATAAATAAAATAATATCCATTAAGCAGATTTTGGAGATTCATTATACTGTCATAACATTCATTGACGTAGTATTGTGCGGCATCCACACAGTAAGCATGTGCAAAGAAACTGTTGGTAGTAGCTTCTTCTTTGCTCAAATCCATTCCAAGCCGGTTGGGATATTTCATTGCACGTATGGCAAGGAAAGACCAGGCATTGGATTTGGGATTGATCCCAATAGCCGAAGATGTGGTAGCATAGTTTCTTATATTGTGGTCAATCAAGGGACCCATTATACATCTTAAGGCCAAATTGAAGGCGAGATCATGACAATTAATCATGCGACACTCATTTTTCTCTTCTATCTTTTCCAAAGGGAGTAGCTCTTGCTTGGGAAATTCATCAACAAGGGGGTAGAACTTCTTTCCGCTACGAATCCAATCAAGGTAAAGTTGAACTCTAGCTCTGAATTGCGGAGCCATGGTCTTAGTGGAAAAATTTATCAATTCACTTTTAGTTTCAGTAAAATAATAACCAGTAGCTTTAGAGGCACTAGCAAAAGACTGAATTTTACGTTCAGGACAACCAAATGCTGCAGTATCAATATCATAGAAATTTAACAGATCTTCAGGGCGATGGCGAAATTTAGGATGCCAACCAGGCATAAGTGCAGGAGAATATTCCTCATCTTTAAGAGGACCAAAATTCATAGTAGCATTCTGACGATTCGCCACTTTTTGGGGAGTGACAGTAAAAGGATGGAGCAGATCTTCATCTAAGTCAAAAAGATCTCTAAGAGTTTTGTTGTCTACACGATAAGGACTTTGAGGGGGTACGGTAATTTTCTTATTAGTTTCAATCCCTCCTATCCATATAGCCCCTGGTATAGCATTATTAGCTTTTTCTTTGGGAACAATCATGGAATCTACTCCAGGAGGCAGATACATATCTTCGTGAACTTCTTCAGCTCCTGAGTTAAACTTCAATATATTGTCAGTAGCCCAGATAGGTACCACTAAGGCTTGACCTCCAATCATCCCACCATAGAGTCCGAGAAATCCTTTATCAACATTGGGAACTTCCATAGGCTGGCCGCAGTCTCCAGCGTGCGCGGCGGCTTTTTCAACCATAAAAACTTGCATACCATAATCGATATGTTCGTTGCCATCCTCATCAATTAATTTAAACCCAAAAGATGCGTGGTCTATGTAATTGACTGTAGGAAACGGTCCCTCTATAAGGGTAGCAGGCATACCATCAAAAAGGTGAAAAACGTATCTATAAGCACTTTGGAATGAGCCACCACTTCGATCAAGGGTTTCAAGCATCTCTTTCTTAGACCAAGATCTCCGCCAGAGGGAGCGAATCCCTGGAACAACAGGCCTATCTAATACGAAAACTCCTAAGTCTCTGCTTCGGTCCAATCTATAAAGTTGAAAATGACTTCGATCAATAACATGAGAAAATTCCAAATCTGGTGAAGAATCAGGATACAACTCTATTCTGACAATCATGCTGGGATCGACATGATAAACAAGCGCATGCCACGTAAAGAATAGTTGTCGATCATCCATGAAAAGAACATTGAGACCAATGCGCTTGCCGTTCGCCATACAAAAGATGGCATACCACTGATTAAAGAGCATGTTTTGGGCTCTAGTAAAATTTTCTGGAGCGGAGTGGTAATCTGCAAAAACGGGCACAGACTCTGAAGTGTTTTGATTCATACGACGTTTAACTACTTTATAACTTTCATGCGCATTACCAACAACCCTTCCTGTTCTATCCCTTATTTCAGGCGCTCCTTTATCCCGAAACTTACTTTTAGGAATAAATTCTCTACGTCCTGGAGCGCGTCGATCTCGATAACGAGCTCCCCTATCTTCCTTAGGGGTAAGCTCGTCAGAGTTTTTATTGCTTTTCTTCCCATGGTACCAGGCAAACTCTTCCTCATCTTCACTCTCTCGATGTAAACCGACAGCTGCTATAACTCCAGCAACGGCAACGGCTGCAGTAATGGCAGCGGTAACGGTGGCCAAGGTGGCCAAACTCATAGATATTTTAGATTGTAATTGTAAGTCTAATTTAGTATAATAATCGAGGGGAATCTTATGGTAAATCTCCTCAGGATCGAAGTAGAGAAGATTTTCTGCAGGAAAAACAGTAGCGGGAATTCTACTCCCATTGACAAACACACGACTGCCAACGCTGTTTGTAGTGTCAACAAAGCCTATCCAGCCACGAGAATTGAAAATAGCAATAGAAAGGTCTTTGCGATGGGACCACTTATCACAAAATTCTTTTCTAAGAGCAACTATGTTATGAAACATGAGCCTGACATTCCAATTCAAGCCATAAGCTTCTACGAGGGCCCTCATATAACAAGTAAGATTGTATTGTGGATCCTCATAGCCTGAAATGTATAATGGTGGAACAGGAAAGAAGGTGTCGAGTGCTGTATCCAAATCAAAATGTTCATCCAGGGTAGGAAGATCGTCTAGATAATTTAAAGAGCCACTGTGTTTCTCAAGGGGATATTGAGCATCTCTCTCACACTCTGCAAGGTATAAAGCATCTATTTGATTATGCTTAGCTGTGGAAATTTCTGAGGTGCTACCTCTTATAGTAATAATTGGATCTCCATCATAAAATATTTCTGAAATTTGGTCATTAACAAGCCCATCAAAGAGATCATCAAATTCACCGTAGTGAACTGTTCCATTTCCTTGGACAGTACTGTAAAAACCTTCTGAGTGAGAGAAAGATGAACCGTGGTAGCTAGCATTGTCATATTCAAAGTCAATTTCTTCACCGCTATCAATTTGCTCCCACAATCCAGTAAAAGGTGGCTGCATGGCAATGAGAGTCTGAGCAGAAATTCCAGGATCTGCATAGTGGAGAGGGGAAGCTGCAGCATAAACGTGTTCGCGCAAAGTAGCAGCATCTTCTAAATCATTTATAGAATATTTATTATTAGGCTGAATGATTTTTGGAAGAACATCAGGTTCATCATATTTGTCTAAATCTTCAGGAGGGATAGTGAAGGTAGTAACGTCAGGCAAAGCTCCGTCAGATACAAGTCTAGCACCAAATGTCATGGAATTATGGGAATTCTTAAGCTCATTGACTATGAGTGCAGCAACTTGGCTAAGACATAGTGTTTCAGGAACAACTTTGAGGTCATAAAATATATCTCTGATGGTGAGCGCAGTTGCTCCTTCACCAATTTTTTCTAATGATCTAAAAGACCATCCTTTATCAATCTCTTCTAAAGTAAGAGGGGAATTCCCTCTAGGAAGATCTTGCAATTTGTTAACATCAAAAACGTAAGTAATTCTTCGAGTAAGTGCAGCGGGATTAGTGATGGGAAACTTAGTAAAGTCGTTTAGATTCGTGGTTGCAAAGACAACCTTGCTTTTAAAGAATATTAAATTCTTCTTTTCAACAGCAGCAGCATTCATAACATAAGGAGCTGTATTAATCATCTTAATGATAGACATGGCGTCTTCAAGCATAGCTTCTTGTGTGCTAGCCTGCGCAATATCATCCATAAAGACATACGGTTGGCCTGCATAAGTATCATGGAACTTGCTTCCAGAAACAGTAGTGTATAAGAGTCCAGAAGTTTCAACAAGTTTCGACCAATAAGGATCATTGGGAAATTCTTTTTTCATTGCTCTAGTTACTAATCTCCATATCACATCAATAGTCTCAGATTTTCCTTGTCCAGGTATGCCAGCAAACATAATCAAGGGAGGTTGTAATCTACCGCCCAAACTTCCTTTTATTTTCTCACACAACTGATAATGGTTAGTCAAGTCTTTGCCAATAGAATGTATCCAGGCATGAGTCTTAAGTAGGGAATCTGTTCCCAAAAGGGCTGAAAAATTTTGCTGAAACCAAAGCCAATCGGTCTCAATAGGTTCGCACTTCGTAGGATCATGCACCAAGTCAGTTTCAAGATTAGGATTACGATTACGTTCAGTGGTTCGTTCAGCAAGCTTGCCAAACTGATAGCCCAAATCTATATCCAGATAAGGACAATCTTCCCACACTTTAGAAACAATCCATCGCAATGTTATGGTAAATCCTTTCGTGAGTGCTTCTATCAAGGAGGTAGTAGGACCGATAATTCTGATATAATCACAAGCAGTACGATAGTCAATTTCTTTCTTACCTTGAGAAGTATAGTGGACACCAGCCATCATAACCGAAGTTAAAAGAGTATTATACCACTCAGAATGGTATTGTGCAGTAGGAGTAAGGTCTAGTAAACTATAAAGCGCTTTAGATATGTTTGATATAACACTATGGCACGCATATGAACATGCTGAAAGAACAGAAGAAAGAACTCCCTGCACAACTTCCACGGTGAATTTAATTAACTTCCTGGCAATGATAAATATTCCCGTAGAAATCATAATAATGAATGCCAGATCGAGAAGGATCTTAACAAATTTCGGAATTTCAACTCCTATAGACTGTTCAAGGGAGCAATAAAATCTGGATCTAAGTTCCATAATATAATCTTTAGTTTTAACGATCCAATCCGCGGCACCAACAAGGGTTTTAACAGTAGCGTCAATGGCCTCCCAATCACTAGAGAAGAAACCTGCAATGGCTCCAAACATGCTAGGCATATGATAGGTAGCCATAGGAGAGTGATGCTTAGGGAGACTTATAAGTAATTTGGACATCTTAGGTCCAGCAAATTTTCGAAAGCCTCGCGCTGCTTTGAGCGCCTCTATATCATACCAAGTCAATTTTATACCAGTATCCGTGAGCTTATCATTTCTAAAAATATGGAGGGATTTGGTTCTGAACGAGGCCAGATAGGCTGCTTGCACATTCACCTTACTAGTCCAATGCCATCTTCCAGCGATCATGATTTTTTGTAATCGAATATAAAGTTCTCTCATATGATCTTTGTCTACAAAAGACAACCTGGAAAAATCATCTGGATAAGTATGAAGTGCATTGAAATGAGTTCCTTTAATGTATTTATTGTCGTCATATCGACCCAAAAAGGGTTCCACCGTTTTATTTAAGTTTCTTTCGGTATCACGTATCGAGGTGGGCGTACGAGAAGAGCATTGATAGACGGCATATTCATGGGGAACGAGCAATAAGTCAGCGCTTGCGTTGACCCAATTTATGAGCGAATGGATGGCCCAGGGTCTAGAGTATTTTGAATTCAATGAAATGCAAAAACTGAGTGCTTCTCCCATGGAAATAAAGGAATGACTGATTCCATATGATGAAAGTTCATGTCGAAAAACAAAGAAAGGAGACAAATCTTGATTAAAAATTCCATAATTATAATACATCTTATCGAGTGCATTTTTATATGTATCGACTTTAGGATGTTCAACTCTGTCTCCAGTGTTTTCGAGGTAATTGTGATACCACGCCAGATCATGTATGGGATCATTTAAGGCTATGCTCTCTTTTGCAAAATTAATTATCTTTCTCTCTTCATCTAGATTTATCTGAGTCGTAGTTAAATATTGTTCTAGATAAGATTCATTGCAATTGAAGTCTGCACGAGCAGTTTCAAGCCTAGGTTGCCAGTTGAGTGTAAAAAGTATCGGAAATTGCACAGTGCGCTGGTCTTCGTGCACGTGTAACCTCCACTCAAAATCTTGATTTAAATGTTGTTGTTGACAAAAGGAAATGTCCTGATGATGCTCATCGACAAACAGAATTTCTTCATAATCGAGAGTTGGCTCCTCTAATACCGCTACTTCAGGATGGACCATGTCCACCATAAGAATATCTTCCTCTTCGGTAAACGGTACATGAATTACTTCATGGAAGGGCGATTGGGGCTGCTCAATTTCTTGAGCAATGTCGACAAGGTCGTCGAACATAGGCCACTTGTATTTATACAATTTAGTAGCCTTAACAGAATTGCTTCTGGATTCGCCTATAGACAAAGTATCAAACAATTTCTTGGTTGAAGGTCTGTGTGGCCCAACATAATTAACGGAGAGTCTAAGATCATCTTCCATCAATTGCATGAATTTCTTCTTTTGGGCGGGCTTAGGACTTGCCCCTTCGGACCGATTACTCGATCCGGCACTCCCAAGGGGAGTGAGAATCGCCACTTTTGCCTGGCGTTGGCACCCCTGGTCTGTAGTCGGGGGCCCATTTCTGGGACTTTCTTCTGAACAAG